CCGACGCGATCACCCAGAACAAGGGCACCATCCAGGAAGTCGCCCGCGTCCTGGGCAACGTGTTCATCGACATGTCCGGCACGGCGATCGAGTACCTGCCGAAGATCCTGGGCATCTTCAAAGTCGTCTCTGGCGGCATGGTCGTTGCGCTCGGCGGCGTACTGCACGCCTCTGCTATGGCCTTCGGCTGGATCCCTGGTGTCGGCGACAAGCTGAAGGCCGCGGACCGCGAGTTCGGCCACTTCAAGGACAGCTACATAGGCGGCCTCTCTGCCGCCGAGCAGAAGGCGAAGGACTTCGCCGCGGGCGCCCTGCCCAAGCTGGAGCGGGGCAAGCTACAGCTGGACATCAACAGCTGGACCAGCCAGCTCGACACGGCCAAGGCCAAGCTGAAGACCCTGCCGCCGGAGAAGCAGGCGAAGGTGAAGGGGGACATCCGCGACCTTGAGCGGAAGATCGCATCCGCGAAAGCGGCGCTCGCGGCGATGGACGGCAAATCAGCCACCACCTACATCAAGACGGTCAGGACCGTGTACTCCCCGCCCGGACACAACGGGCCGGGCGGCATCCCGATGCACGCCAAGGGCACACCCAGCGCCGCCCCCGGCTGGGCATGGGTTGGCGAGCAGGGCCCCGAGCTCGTCCGCTTCCGTGGTGGCGAGCGGGTCTACGACCACCGCACCTCGACACGCATGACGTCCGGGTCCGGCGGGTCGATGGTCGGAGCAGGGCAGGATGCCGGCCGGGGTCTGATGGCCGGGCTCAGCTCGGCGGCCTCCGGGGTGGAGTCCGCGGCCCGGAGGATGGCGGCCGCGGTGACCGCCGGTGTCCGTGCCGAGCTGGAGATCGCATCCCCGTCGAAGAAGATGAAAGCCTTGATGGCCGATGTCGGCAAGGGCATCATCATCGGCCTGACCGGCACCAAGGCGAAGATCTCCGCCACGGCAAAGGATCTGGTCAAGGACATTTGGAAAGCCTGGGAAGGCACCAAGTCCACCAAGGATTCCAAGCTCGTCCGGATGGTCAACGCCGACACGAAGAAGCTGCTGAAGCTGGCGGATCAGCGGGACGCGCTGACGGCGAGGATCAAGGCGGCGAAGGACTTCGCGAAGAGCGTCACGGGCGGGGCGCGGCAGGCGGCCGAGCTGGGCAACCTCGGCATGGCCGACGAGGAGGTGACGGCTGGCGGCATCAAGGCCGGGCTGCAGCAGAAGCTGGCCAAGCTGAAGACGTTCACCACCTACATCGGGATGCTGGCCAAGAAGGGTCTCAACAAGAGCCTGCTGCGGCAGATCCTCGACATGGGCCCGGATGCCGGATACGCCTACGCCAGCGCGCTCGTGGGCGCGGACAAGGCCACGTTCAACAGCATCAACAGCCTGGAGACGCAGCTCAACCACGGGGCGGACAAGCTCGGCAAGACCGGCGCGGACGGCATGTATGACGCGGGCAAGAACGCAGGCAAGGGCTTCCTGACCGGGCTGACCAGCCAGCAGAAAGCCATCGAAGACCAGATGCTGAAGATCGCGCGCGGCATGCAGGCGGCGATCAAAAAGGCGCTGGGCATCAAGAGCCCGTCGCGGGTCATGGCCCAGCTCGGCCGGTACTCCACCGAGGGCCTGGCCGCAGGTCTCGGTGAGCGGATGCCGGTCCTCGATCAGGCGCTCGGTGCGGTCACCGATCGGGTCGCGTCCGCGCAGCCGGTCATTGGCCGGCCCGCGGTCGTCGGCGGGGGCGGGGGTGGTCGTCAGGTGATCGAAGCGAACATCACGATCCAGACCCTGGACCCGCTCGCTGCTGCGCGCGAGGTGCAGAAGCTGCTGGTGAAGTTCGGGCGAGTGCAGGGCACCACGGTGAATCTGAGGGTGGGGTAATTCATGGCTGTGCTCGTGGAGATGGGCTGGGGCGGCCTGGTGCAGGCTCCGGCCACCATCACGTGGACGGACATCACGCCCCGGGTGGATATGAAGTCGGGGGTGACGATCACCCGCGGCGCCTCGGACGAGCTGTCGGAGACGCAGCCGGGCACGGCGACGCTGACCCTGGACAACCAGGACGGGGCGCTCACCCCGGGCAACCCGGCGTCGCCGTTCTACCCCTACGTGCGACGCAACGCCCCGATCCGGATCAGCGCGGCGGTCATGCCGGCCCGGACCGGGGCGGCGCCGTGGCCGCTGTCGATGATGGGCGACGACTTCGACAGCGACAGCGGGCTGTGGGCGTCGTTCACCGGGGGCGCCTCCGTGGTCGAAGGCCGGGCCCGCATCCCGCTGACGCCGGGTGTTACCTCGGTGATGCAGTCGGCACGGCAGTGGACCCTGCCCGGGGCCAGCGTCTGCGCCCGGCTCACGACCGTTCCGACGCCGAACGGCAGCGCCGTATCCCGGTCCAACTTCTTTGTAGAGAGCACCACGGCGGGCACCCGACTCGGCTTTCAGCACAACGTCAGCACGGGCAAGCTGCGCGCCGTCAACCTCGTCGGGGACGTGGACGGGTCACCGGTGGACGTGAACTTTTCGGCGATCAGCCACCGGTGGATGCGGATCCGGGAGGCGTCCGGGTTCGTGATCTGGGAGACATCGCCGGACGGGTGGGGCTGGTCGGTGCAGCGCACCCTGGCCACTCCGGCCTGGGTAACGTCGCAGTCCCTCGTGGTGTCCTTCAATGCCATCCGCACTGGCGGTACCGGGGACTACGCGGAATGGGATTTCCTCGGCGCCCAGATCAGGCCCCGGTTCTACGGCATGGTCAACGAGTTTCCCGTCGGCTGGGAGGGCCTGTACAGCTCGGTCACGATCAGCGCGACCGACCTGTTCAAGCGCCTCAACCGGCTGCCTCCGTTGATGAGTTGTCTGTCCGAGGAGATCAAATCCCTTGGCCCGCTGGCGTACTACCCGCTGACCGAGCCGACCGGGTCAACGTCAGCCGGCGACATCTCCGGCACCACGGCCGGACCGCTCAGCACCACCCAGGTCGGGGCGGGCGGCACCCTCGACTTCGGCACAACGACGGGCCCCACGGCCGCCCCGGAGGCCCTGCCGACGTTCACGCCCGCGTCCGCGACAGCAGGGAAATTCCTGACGGCGGACATGGGGCAGGTGTACCAGGACGCCTCCACCGGCAACTGGAACATGATGGAGTGCTGGTTCAGCACATCCACCCCGGGGCGGGTGCTCTTCGCCCTGACAGGGTCCGCGGGCACGATGCAGATCGTGTGGTCCCTGAACGGGTCCGGTGCGCTCCAGGCCGAGACGATGCAGGACGGAGACTCGTGGCAGACCGCGACCGTGACCAGCGGGAACCTCGCTGACGGGAAGGTCCACCACTTCGCCTACGACGAGAACACAAACAACGTCTACGTCGACGGTGTGCTGAAGACGTCCGGGCACGTGCAGTGGATGTATGCGCTGCGGAATCTCACCGTGGGCGCCTACGCGGGTGCCCGGTTGTGGTCCGGCACCATCGGGCACGTCATGCTCACGGCCACCCCCTCCACTCCGCTCGGCCCACAGATGGCCATCCACTACCAGGCCGGGACCACCGCTTTCGCAGGGGAGACGGCTGACGTCCGGATGGCCCGGCTCGCCGGGTACGCGGGAATCGGCTCGGTGACCATCTTCGGCACCACGCACGATCCGATCGCCGGGCAGGGTGCGGGTGGCAGTGGTGTGGTGGCCCGGATGCGGGAGGTCGAGGCCACCGAGTCCGGGCGCCTGTATGCCGAGCGGGACTATTTCGGGCTCGCGTACCAGTCACGGGACCAGCGGTACAACCCGGATCCCTCGTCCGAGGTGTTCACGATCGCCTATGCCGACCTCGACACCCTCGGCGTGCAGCTGGCCGACGACGATCAGAAGCTGTGCAACCAGGTCGAAGCCAGCCGTCCGGGTGGGGCGACGCAGAAGGTCCGGGCGGACAGCTCGGTCCTGGCGTTCGGCCTGTACGGGCAGCAGCTCGAAATCCTCAAGACCACCGACAACTCACTCGTCGACGCGGCGTCGTGGATCGTCTCCCGGTACGCGGACCCGGACCCGGAGCTGCGCGAGGTGCCAATCGAGGCGTACACGCTGCCCAGGTACCTGGACATCCTCGACGCGGACATCAGCAGCTTCTTCTCCGTGACGGGCCTGCCTGCCCAGGCATCGGCGTCGTCGATGCGGGTCACGGTCGAGGGCTACACCGAGACGATCAAAGAGCGGTCGCACGTCATCCAGTTCCGCACCAGCACCAGCGCCCGGGATTCCGTGTGGGTCCTCGGCGATGCGACGTATGGGCGGCTCGACTCCACCGCCCGACTCGCCTATTAGGAGGCCCCTGTGCCGATCCCTGTCATCAGGGCGGAGACGTTCTACCTGCCCCCATCGCGCGAGCCGGAGGACGCCTGGGCGGACACCCCGGCGGCGGAGCTGGTGTTCCGGTGGATGGAGCACCGGATGCAGCGCCGCGTCCTCCCGCCGGCCGAAGCCGTCACCGACGTCTACTTCGCACGGATCAATCAGAACCGGTGGGTCGCCGACTGCGTATGCGGATCCGCGCAGGTGGTCAGCCCCACCGACCCGCGGTACGGGTGCACGGAGTGCGGCTACGGCTGGTGCGCGCTGGTCTTCCCCGAGGACGTCGATGCGGTCGAGGCGGAGATGCTCGCCATCGAGACGCCCCACCTGCGGAACTGGTGGAACCCGGCCGACGCGAACAACCCGGACCAGCCGCCGACGGAGCCGCCCCCGCCGTTCGACCCCGACCCGAAGAGCCCGCCGAAGGGGGCAGCAGCATGACGTTCGCCCCAAAGACATGGGTGGTCGGCGAGGTAGTCAGCGCCGCGACCATGAACCAGGAGATCCGCGACCAGTTCAACTCGATCTTCGGCGCATGGACCAGCTACACGCCAACGTGGACTGGTGCCACCACCAACCCGGTCATCGGCAACGGAACGCTCACCGGCCGGTACATCAAGGTTGGCCGGACCTGCACGGTGTCGCTGCTCCTGATCCCCGGGAGCACCACTACCTACGGCGCTGGAACTTATCTTTTCGGGCTGCCCTTCCCCGCCGCATCCGATGTGGTGTCCTGCCTCGGGTCCGCCCGGATCTCCGGCACGGCCACCTGGATTGGTCACATGCTCGTCGGGTCCTCCGCGACGAGCGCGAACCTCACCTTCAGCAACACGACGACAGACACCCGCGGCGCGAACATGTCCGACTCCAAGCCGGAGACGCTGGCCGCCACCACGCAGGTCCGGGCCACCGTCACTTACCAGACTGCGAGCTGAGGAGCCCCATGACCACGATCACGAACGTTCCCGGCCCGCTCACTCTGGCCGGCCTCCACAGCACCGACGAGGTGGTGGCCAAGACCCTGCCGGTCGACCTGCCGACGGACACCTACCGCACCATGCTCCGGGTCGTCGTCCCCGTGGCGTCGGGCGACCTGCTCGACATCAGCGGATGGGCCCGCGTCACCAACGACACCGGGGTCAGCCGCGGCACCACGGGCTACACCGTCGGCGTGGGCTACCACCTGTGGATGTACGACGTCGACGCAGGCCCCGTTTCCGCCGGGGACTGGCTCCGTATCAGCCCGCTGTGCGGCGACAACGTGCCCCGGGACCGGCACCACATGCCACTCGCCATCAGCACCGTGTACACGGTGCCCGCGGACTGGCCGGAGGGTCACCGCATGGTCGTCGCCCTGCGCGCGGACGCGCACAGCACCGCGTGGGTGTCGGGCGACACCCTCACCGTGGACCGCGAATACGGGCACCTCACCGCCCGCCGCTGGACACCGCCCGCAGCAGCCTGACCCATCCCCAACCTGCACGCCCCACGCCTATCCGGCCGGGGCCATCTTCATGTCTGGAGGCCTCTGTGGCCGTACCTCTGTCCGCCGCGCAGTTCATCGCGGCTCTCCGCGCGGAGGGCGTCAAGGTCGTCGAAGTCGGCAACTGGCGCACCCACAACCGCGCTGGGCACGGCGCGTGGGGCCCGCTCAACGGGTCGATCGTGCATCACACGGTCAGCAAGGGCACCGCGTCCACCGTCGCGATGGTCCGCGACGGGTACGCGTCCCTGCCTGGTCCGCTGTGTCACGGGATGATCGCGAAGGACGGCGTCGTGCACATGGTCGGCTGGGGCCGCACCAACCACGGCGGCGGCGGCGACCCGGCCGTTCTGGCCCGCGTCATTGCCGAGGACTACGGCGACCGCCCACCGAAGCCCACCCGCGGCAACGCGAACGGTGTCGACGGCAACGCGCGCTTCTACGGCTGGGAGTGCGAGAACCTCGGCGACGGGAAGGACCCGTGGCCGGCAGCCCAGTACGACGCGATCGTGCGCGTCCAGGCCGCGCTGTGCCGGGCGCACGGCTGGTCGGCGAAAAGCGTGATCGGCCACCTGGAGTGGAGCGCGGACAAGGTCGACCCCCGCGGGTTCACCATGCCCCAGCTGCGCGCCGACGTCGCCGAGCGCCTCACCCACCCCGCCAGCTGGAGCCCCGGCAGCGGCACCACCACCGCCCCGAGTACGGAGGACAACCCCATGGCAGGCATCACCAAGCGCGACATCTTCGACGCCGTGTGGAAGACAGACGCGATCGACGGTCCGGCGGACGCAGCGGACCACAAGACGAATCCGACGTGGCAGGCGCAGTCGATCCTCAAGGACGTGCAGGCCCGCATCCGTTCCCTGGACAAGCGGATGGCCGCCCAGTCCGCCGCGATCACCACCCTCGTCCTGGAGGTCAGAGGCGGCGCGGACACCACGGCCACCGTCGCTGCGGTTGAGGCCGCGATCGAGCGGGCCGTCATCGACGTCAACATCAACACCAAGGAGTTCTGACCATGGCCGAGCCCCAGTTCCCGTTGCCCAGTACCGAGACGGTCATCAAGGGCGTACGCACCTATACCCGCGACCTCGTCGAGCGCGTACTGACCACGTTCCTCCAGGCGTTCGTCGGCGGCCTCGTCCTCACCCAGCCATTCGACCTGGGCATGTGGCAGAACGCCGGAATCGCCGGGGTGGCCGCGGCCGGGTCGCTCGTCAAGGGGCTCATCGCCCGGTGGCGGGACGTCACGAACTCGGCCTCGCTCGCCCGGGGGGTGTAGTGGTGACCCCGCAGGAGTCGACTCAGGTCGCTGTCGAGCTGGAGCGGCTCCGCGGGGCCGTCGACACAGGGTTCGCCACACTGAACGGGCGCCTCGACACAGCGCTGCAACGCACCACCCAGGTAGAGAAAGACGTCGGTGACCTGGTGCAGCGGGTCACCACCCTGGAGAAAGCCCGGTGGCCGATGCCCACGCTCGGCGTCCTGGCCGGTGTCGCGGGCGCAGCAACCGGTGTCCTTGCTCTCCTCCGCTGACCCACACCCACCACGCCCCTGTCTGGCCTACGGGCCGGGCGGGGGCGGTTTCGTGCGTCCGGGGTCAGGCGCTGGCTGGTGGTTCGGGGAGGCGAGCGACGAACGTTCCGATGCCTGGCTCTGTATGCGTCAGCCCCTCCGCCCTGAGTGCCCGGTGCACTTTCTGCCCCGTTGATGTGCTGATGCCGAATTCCTCCAGCATGTCGACGACGGACGGGATCCGGGACCGCGGCGGGTAGGTGCCGTCCTCGATCCGCTCACGGATGATGTCCGCCACCTGCTTCCACCGCGCCACATCCGGCTGCCACTCGATCATGTGTCCAGCATTGGTGTACCGGACCAGACCACGCGAGATGTACTAGACCTACCAGGGTGCAGCATGGTGGGTCTATCGTGGATGCCACGAATAACCCCCGCGACCGTGTGACCGGCCCGGGGGTACGGACACCAGCAGTGGGAGCTGATGACATGTTCGAGCCTACCGGGCGGGTGGCAGCCCAGCACAGGGCCACAGACGCCGCGATGCAGACCACATACAGTGCGTTCATCCGCCACACCGTGGCATGCACCAGCTGCCGCACCGAGGGCATGGACTGCCCGGTCGCCGCCGAGCTGCGGCAGGCATACCGCGCAGCGAAAACCTCCGCGGGGGCGGGCCGATGATGTGCGACCGCTGCGGCGAGCCAATGCCCGACAAGGAAGCGAAGGCGTACACCATCCCCGGCGCGACCGGGCCCGGTGTCACGATCCGCGTTCACAAGCGGCTCTGCCTTGTCCCGCCGACGAAACCACGCCCGTACCCGTACACGCGCCCGTAAGCTCCCGCCCGTACCCGTGGCCGGCGGCGGCCGGGGTGCGGGCGGGTCTCGTCGACAACCGCGACTAGTCCCCGCCCCGAGACCGCCCCGGTCAGCCGCCCCCCGTCGGCCGGCCGGGGCTTACTTGCGTACGAGGTCGGCGAGCGGTACGCCGATCGCGTCGGCGATGAGGAGCAGGTCGGTGTAGCGGGGGTCTCGCTCGCCTGACTCGTACCGCTGAATGGTGCGACGCTCGACTCCAACGCGGTCGGCGAGCTGGTCTTGGGAGAGCTGGACCGTTCGACGGGCGGCGGCAAGGCGCTGCCCCAATTCCCTGCGGCGGGCGATGGCCCACTCGGGCAGGGGTGTTCTTCGGAGGGGCACTCCTCAAACAGTCGATTGCCAATGATCACGAGTCAGTACCCAAACGGTCGCCTTTATGCGAGGTGCCCGAGCAAGAGCCCGGACCATGCACCATGGCGGTCCGGACTTTGCTGCGTACTGGCGCCTCTGGGGTGGTTGTTCCAGTGGTCAGGGGCGGGATCGCGTTCCGGAAGGATTCCGGACGGCGCCCGGATTCCGGAAGAATTCCGTACGACAACGACGCCCCCAAGGCTCCGCCGAAACGCATTGAAACGCTTGTTTCCGCTGGTCAACCCATGACCACGCCGCTGACCTGCCCATGCCACCCCAGGCTCGACATACCGATACGGTAGCTACCGATCACGTCCTGAGCTGCAAAAGAACCCCATCCGCGCGCCGCGGTTCCGGAACCCTTCCGCTCGTCTCAGAAGAATCCTTCCCCGCCTCTGGCAAAGACCACGCCGCATCCAGAACATCCCTCGTCTGCTCCTCCGCTTCCGCGAACAGATGGGCATACGTCCTGAGCGTCGTCATCACGTCCTCGTGCCCGAGCCGCTTCTGAACAACCTTCGGATTCTCCCCACCCGCGATCAGCACGCTCGCGTAGTGGTGCCGCAACTCGTGCCAGTGCCGCGGCTTCACGCCGGCCTTCTTGCAGATGCTCTTGATGGCGTAGTCGAGCGTCGACCGACTGATCAGCCCAGAGGCCGGCATCGTGAACACCAGCCCTGCACCCCGGCCTGACTCCGGTACCGGGTGGTCCTTAACGTACGAGGCAATCAGGTCCAGGGCGCGCTGTGTTACCGGCAGGGTCCGCAGACCGGCCCCGGTCTTCAGGTCGTCGAAGTACAGGCCCTTGCCTTTCTCCTGCACCAGCTGCTGATCGACGAGCATGGTGCGCCGCAGGAAGTCGATGCGATCCAAGCGCAGCCCGCGCAATTCACCGGAGCGGAGCCCGGTGAGGGCGGTGAACTCAAGCATGGCCCGCCACCGGTCGTTAAAGGCCGCGGCGATAAGTTGCCGCACCTCAGCCACGTCGGGTGGCTGCACTGCCTTTTCGACCAGCTTCGGCGCGGGGATCTTCTCGAACGGCGACACGGGCAGCACCCGGTCAACGACCGCGAGGCGGAAGATGCTGCGCGCAAAGCGGGCCACCCGGTTCGGAGTGGCCCCGCTCAACTCGTACTTCGTGACGAGGAGCTTCTGCCACGCCCCCGCTTCCGACGGCTTGACCGACCGGATTTCCCGCTGCCCCCATTCAGAGAACAGGTGTCGCCGGAGCAGGCCGAGAACCTCGACCTCGCTCCGGCTGATCATCGACTGTGCGGGTAGCCACGTGTCGAGGGCGAACCTCTCCACCGTGACCTGGCCGGCCTTCGGATCCAGCCAGGACCCGGTGAGCTTGGCCCCTTCCTGCTTGATGATCTCCCGCTCGGCCTCGGTTTTGGTGGCCCAGAGGCTGGTGCGTTCCCTGCCATCGGGTCCGTCGTACCGGGCCTGCCACCTCTTGCCCGTTCCGTGGGCTGACGATGCCACCTTGCCTTTGTGCTCACCACACTCTGGCTCGTTTCCGCGTGGCCTGGTCTTGTGCCAGCGGTCAGCTACGTACCCCATGCAGTACCCCCATGGCCGCCCCCGCGTCGATGCCGCCGCACAGGAGGGCCATCGCGGCCTGGGTGTGGAGCGTCGGGTCGGTGCGGGTGCGGGTGTTGATGACGGCGGCAGGCCGTCCGTTGATTCGGCAGGTGAACGCGGCGACGTTCTGCCCGAGTGCTGCGGTGATCACGATCGGCGTTATGGACATGCGGCCCCCCGTTCATCTTTCGGAGCGGCAGGCTCCGGGATCTGGAGAATATGCCGGGTGACCACTTGGTGACTACGTGTTCTCACCATTTGTTGAAAGTTGTACGCCATCCGTCTTGGCCAGATAGCCGTGGCGACGCAATTCGTCCAGCGCGATCCTCGTCGCTTCCTTGATCTCGTCCGAGGTCGTCTTAGACGTGGCACGCACCATCGCGTTCGTCATGATCCCGGCGAGCTGCTCCGCATCAAGCTGCTGTTGCACCGGAACGTCGCGCCACTGGCTGCCTGGCGGCTCGGCGCCGGCCAGCACCTCATCGACTGCCCCCTGCGGCCAGCCCAGGGCGCGCGCAATCGAGGCGAGCGTGAACGGCATCCGCGATTTCGGCACTGTGCCGGCCTCTGCGGATTGAACGCTGGCAGTGGACACGTGGGCGAGTGCGGCGAGCTCGTCCTGGCTGTGGCCGAGATGCTCGCGGGCGTTGCGGAGTGCCTGGCCGAGCCGGGCCCAGGTTTGTGGGTCGCGGTTCATCGGATGGCCTTTCGTTTTCGGGTTCGACGCCTGTCGACAGGCACCGATAGGCACCGTTGGGCACCAGATTAGGGGTGGGGGCCCCCCGCCGCCACGGGGCGTTCGGCCGAAATGGCCATACACAGACCGAACCCGCACGCCATGCACACACAATGCGTTTCATTGTGCGTCGTTACAATTGGTCTTGCCTCGTTGGGTGTCGTTGGGTACTGTCTCCCTTGTGCAGCCCGACGGATCAGAAATCCGGAAGCAGCGCGAACTCAGCGGCTACGGCCTGCGCAGATTCGCCGCCGCCGCCGGTATCAGCCACACGCACCTGTCCCGCATCGAAACCGGGCTCAGGGGCGCACAACCCGAGGTCATGGCTCGTATCGCGAATCTCATCGGATGCCGGGTCGACGACATCGAACAACACAGGACGGAGCCCAACGATGAGCGAGTCGAGCACCGCCTCGCGGTACATCACGACGAAGGAACTCGCCTCCGAACTCCGGATGACACCTAACGCCATCCGCATCATGCGTCACCGCGGTGCCGCCCCGGCCGGCGTGAAGGTCGGCCGAAATGTGCTCTACCCCCGCGACGTCGTCGAGGCGTGGATGGCCGCTCGGTTCGCCGCCGACCCGCTCGCGCAGCGCGCCGCGGCCTGACCAACGCAAAGCGGGGCCGCCCCGGACGGCAATCCGGACGACCCCTGGCATCCCACACACCGCTTGAAGGAGTGGAACACCGTGAACAAGCCTATCCCGATCCCGCAGTTGGGCGCCGCGACGGCGCTGGTGCAGCTGCTGTCGGAAAACTCCCACCTCCCGCTGGTCGACTGGTCGTTGCCGGACAACGGTGGCCCGCTGACGGGCATCGTCATCAACGATCGCGTGGACATGCGGCCGATCATCGCCGCGTACGCCGAGGTCCTCGGTGGCGAGGTCTCCGAGTTCGAATTCGACGGCACCGCCGGGCGGATGTACAGCGCCAGTCTGTTCGTGCTGTGGCGAGACGTTCGTATCCAGGTCAAGGGCATCTGCTCGGCGTCGGCGCACACGGCGGTGGCGGCATGAGTGCGAAGCGTGTGAATCCGCAGCTGATCGACACCGTGTCGGGTGTGATCAAGGCCGCGATGGCACAGGGCAACCGGGAGGCGTACTCGCTGGCGTTCGTGCTGGACGCGGCCGGCCTGCTCCAGTCGCCGGAGACGGCGGCCGAGCTGGAGGCGCAGGCGAAGCAGGCGCGCACCGAGGCGACCGCTGATGTCGATGACCACCTGGCGGAAATCCTGGCCCGTGCCGACGCGGCAACACCGGGCCCGTGGTGCACGGACGCGTGGGAGATCTACCAGGGCGCCGAGTACGAGCCGGGGATCTCTTGGTGGATCGGTGAGACGTGCCGGGGTACGTCGACGCCGGAGCAGGACCGGGCGGACGCATCGTTCGTAGCGGCTGCTCGTACGGACGTCCCGGAACTCGTGGCAGCGGTGCAGCTGCTGACCGCCGAGGCGGCCGGCCTGCGGGCCCAGGTTGCCGAGCTGGAGGCGGCCGCCGAGGCGGTGCGTGGTCAGCACTACGAGGTCGACGGCAGCCCGGACGAGGTCGGGTCCTGCATCCAGTGCGGGTCCGACTACCCGTGCGCGACCGTCCAGGCGCTGGACGTGCAGGCGCCGGACCCCGCCGACGAGCAGATGAGTAACGCGGACATCTTCACCGCGTCCGAGCTCTACGAGATGGACCGCGACGACGAGTTCATGTACGACGCCGAGGACTACGCACGCGACGAGGGCGGTGCCGCGTGACCACCGCCGACCGTCTCGCCGTCCTCCGGGCCTTGGCCCGTGACTACCAGGGCGAGCTCACCACCCGCATCGTCCAGCAGCGCTACACCGCCCGCTTCGGCAAGGGCGACTGGCGAAGCAAAGCGCGCCAAGACCTCGCCCAGCTCACCGGGGAGGGGCTTCTCATCTGCGACGAGACCGACCCCGGTCGCCGCTGCTACCGCCTCAACTACGCCCACGGAGGCCAGCTGTGAGCGACCACGGCACGTTCGGCGGGACGTGGACCCGCCCCCAGCAGGACGGACGAGGCCGCTCCCAGCGGGAGTTGCAGGACCGCGCCAGCTTCGACCAGGCGCCGGCCGCGGGCATGTCCTGCCTCCTCGCCCTCGCCGTCTCCGGGGTCCTGTGGGCCCTCATCATCAGCGGCCTCATTGCCGCAGCAGGAGTGATCGCATGAAGTGCGACGAGCCGCTGTACACCAATGGTGAGGAGTACTCCTCCCGTGACTGCCAGCTGGAACTGGGGCACTCCGGGGCGCACGAGTACTTCGGCGAGAGGTTCCCCCGCCCCGAGCCGACCGAGCCGAACCCGGACGTCGCCGACCTGATCGAGCGGGCCGCCCGTAAGCGTGGCGCCTGGGACATGGACGAGGTGAACTGGCCGATCGTCGTTGAGGTCACCAGCGTCTACGTCATCAAGGTGCCCGGCGCGACCGAGGACGAAGCGCTCGAGTACTGGAACAACGGCGACTACCCCGATCTGGACGGCGAGCAGGCGATCGACGGCGGGTTCGAGATCCGCCGCGTCGACAAGTACCAGCGCGACACCTTGCTGGGCGGCCCGATCGGCCCGAGGATCGCATGCCCCGACTGCGGCAAGCAGGCCATGCGCCGCGAGTGGTTCCACGACCCGCTGCGTAAGTGCCACGGCCCGATCGAGTGGCGCGAGAACACCAACGCGCGGACGCTCCAGTGGCGTTACAGCCGTGAGCACAAGGCCACCCCGATGGCGGTGACCGCATGACCGAGCTCGTGCAGTGCCCGGAGGCTCTGTACTCCCCGGAGACGGGCACGCTCCACCGTTGCATTCGCGGACCGCACAGTGACTGGCACGAGACCGAGGGCGGTCTCCAGTGGCAGCACAACGAGGAGGGGCCGCTCGCGCCTGGCCTGTACCCGAACCTGTCGATGGAGCGGTACCACGGTGACCGCGGGTCACTGTCGTCGTCGGGCGCCCGGAAGCTGCTGGCCCCGTCCTGCCCTGCCCTGTTCCGGTACGAGCAGGACCACCCGCAGCCGTACAAGGCCGTGTTCGACTTCGGCACTGCTGCGCACCGTGTCGTCCTCGGCAACGGACCCGAGCTGGTGGCGATCGAGGCGGACGACTGGCGGACGAAGGCCGCCCGCGAGGAACGTGACGAGGTTCGTGCCGCCGGGGGTGTCGCGCTGCTGGCCGACGAGTACGAGCAGGTCCTCGCCATGGCCGACGCGATCCGCCGACACCCCGTCGCCAGCGCGTTGTTCGCCCCCGGTTCGGGGCGCCCCGAAGCGTCGGTGTTCTGGCGGGACGCCCCGTCGGGTGTGATGCGTCGGGCCCGGTTCGACTGGCTGCCGGATCCGCGGGCCGGGCGGCTGATCATCCCGGACTACAAGACTTGTCGGTCCGCCGAGCCGACGGCCCTGGAGAAGGCCATGTACGAGTTCGGCTACCACTGCCAAGACGACTGGTACCGAGCAGCTGCCCGCGCCATCGGTCTGGCCGACGACCCGGTCATGGTCTTCGTCTGCCAGGAGAAGACCGCCCCGTACATCGTGACCGTCTTCGAGCCTGATGCCGAGGCTCGCCGGATCGCCGCAGCACGGAACCGCCGCGCGATCGAGGTCTTCGCCGAGTGCACGGCGGCCGGCCGCTGGCCTGGCTACACCGACGAGATCGCCTACCTCTCCCTGCCCACGTGGGCCGCCATCCGTGACACCGAGGAGTACCTGTGAGCTACCAGCAAATCGAGCGCATGACTCCGGCTGCAGCTCCGGCCCGCGTCGGGCAGGGCACCGCGGTTGAGCAGTCCCGCGCGGTCGCCGAAGTGCAGGCCGCCATCGTCGTGGCACAGCAGTGCCCCCGCGACATCAACGCCGCCATTGCTGAGATGCGGCAGTCCTGCACCCAGCCGTACCTGGCCGAGCGCGCCCAGTTCCGGTTCCCCCGCGGTGGCCAGACCGTGTCCGGGCCGTCCGTTCACCTGGCCCGGGAGCTGGCCCGCTGCTGGGGCAACATCCAGTACGGGCTGGTGGAGATGCGCCGCGACGACGAGTACGGCGAGTCGGAGATGCAGGCGTTCGCCTGGGACGTTCAGAAGAACAGCCGCAACAGCAGCACCTTCATCGTTCCGCACAAGAGGGACCAGAAGGGCGGCCCCAAGCAGCTGACGGACATGCGGGATATCTACGAGAACAACGCCAACAACGGGGCCCGCCGGGTCCGTGAGGCAATCTTCGCGATCCTCCCGCCGTGGTTCGTCGAAGAGGCCAAGGAACTCTGCGCGAAGACGATCCGCGACGGCGGCGGCAAGCCGCTGAACATCCGAGTCGCCGACGCAATCAAGACGTTCGAGGGCATCAACATCACCGCCGACCGCATCGAGACGAAGCTCGGCCGGCCGTCCGGGAAGTGGACGGAGCACGACGTGGCGCAGCTGGTCGTCATCTTCCAGTCGATCCAGCGTGGCGAGGTCACCGCCGACGACGAATTCCCGGCGCCGCGCGTGACGGCCGAGGAGATCACCGGAGCGGGGGCGGGTGCGTGATGTTCGTTCTCCGCAGCAAGTACACGGCCCTGCTCGCCCAGTACGAGCGGGTGTTGGAGCAGCGGGACACCGCCCGCCGTGACGCCCGCGACCACCTCGCCGCAATCCGTACGGCCGCCGGCCAGTACAGCGGTGCCGAGGAAGCGCTGATCCAGGTGCGGCTCACCCGTCTCCAGGACGCCGTCACCTACACCGGGCGCATCACCAGCCTGATCCGCGCCTGCGTCCGGTACCGGGCCGAGAACGCCCGCCTGACCCGGCAGGTGGCCCGGCTCCAGGCCGCATACGACAACGCGACCAGCCTCGACAACCCGGCGCTGGAGCACGGCGCGACGTGGCAGAACCGGCGTGCCGACAAGCCCCGACCGGCGGTGAAGTCGTGAAGTCCCTCGACTGGATGGGCGACGCACTGTGCGCCCAGACCGACCCCGACCTGTTCTTCCCCGAGGGCTCGGGCAGCAGCACCCGGCAGGCCAAAAAAGTCTGCGCGGCCTGCCCGGTACAGACGGCGTGCGACGAGCACGCCCGGGGCCTGGAAGGCAACGCGTCCGCCGACCGCCGACACGGCGCCTGGGGTGGCAAGTCCCCGCGCGAGCGGGCCCGCCTGGGCGGAGACCCGCAGTCCTCCGAGCGTGACCGGCAGATCCGGCTTCTCACCGACCGCGGCATGTCCCTCGCCGAGATCGCCGACCAGCTCGACATCTCCGACCGCACCGTCGGCCGCGTCCGCGCTGCTCACCGGCAGCAGCAGGAGGCGGCGGCATGAGCTGCGCACCCGACACCCTCCAGCCCGCCGACACCTGGCGGAAGCAGCCCGCGTGTGCCGCACCCCAGTACGCGGATCACCGGGACCTGTGGTTCGCCGAAGACAGCGAACGCGAGGCACTACGCGCCGCCGTCAAGGTCTGCCGTGGCTGTCCCATCCGCGCCCTCTGCCTCGCCACCGCAACCATCGAGGAGGAGGGGAAGGGCAGGCAGAACCGGTGGGGGATCCGCGGCGGCCTCACCGCCCGGCAGCGTTGGGACGCCGACCCCCAGGTCACCGACAGGGAACCCCAGCCCTCGGGTAAGCCGCTCGCACCGTGCGGCACCCCGGCCGCGTACGACCGGCACATCCGCAAGAAGGAGCCGATCGACCAGCCGTGCCGCGACGCCCACGCCCGACAGAAGCGAGAGCGCGAGGCGCTGAAGCGTGCGGCAGCGGCCGAGTGCGGCACCCGGGGCGGTTACCACCGGCACCGCCGCAACGGTGAGACCGCGTGCGACGCCTGCCGCAAGGCCAACGCCGACGCCGACCGCAGGTTGCGGAACACCGGCACCACCAAGGCCACCGCCTCCCAGAACGGACAGCGCTGATGACGCACCCGATCCCGACCGAGCCGCAGCCGGACCCCAGCGAGACCATCATGGCCGCCCTCGCCCATGGCATGGACGGCCACCCTGAGAAGGCCATCCCCCTGTTCCGCCCGTTCGTCGAAGGCGGGCCTGCCACCGCAGTCGGCCTCTGCGCCGCCCTCGCCGAGATGTCCGCCATCGGGCCCCGCAAGACCCTGCCGAAGGGCGGCACGTTCGGGCTCCTCGTCCTGAACGCCGACACCGGGGACCGCGGCGACATCAACACCCTGCCGGCTGGAATCCGGTTCGCCGCCCAGTTCAGCACCGCGTGGGGCAACAACGACCGGGACACCGCCTACGCCCTGTTCGAAGCGCTCGTCAGCCCCGGCACCGAGGCCGCAGCATCCGCCTTTGCCGATGGCATCCGGGCCTTGTTCGACATGGCCGTCGTGTCGCTCAACGAGATGACCGGCCGCACCGCGTGACCACCGGCCCGGGGCCGCCGCGCCCCGGGCCGCCACCCGCACAGCACAAAGCCCCGCACCTCGGTACGGGGCCAGAGAGGAGAACGGGATGCGATCAGGGCTCGTAGTCAGCGATACGCCGTGCAGCCGCAGCATCCCGCTCCTCGGCTTCCGACAACTTGCGGGCCATCACCGTCAGGAAGTCTTCCGTCTTCTCCGGCAGGGGCCGTTCGAGCACGGCGGCGTGGAAGGCACTGACCATCCGCTTGTCCGACTGTGCGGTGTCGAAGGCATCCGGGGTGACGAGGTAGGCGCGGCGCCGGCCACGAATGGTGAGGGCGCTGACCAGCCCGTCTTCGCGGACTTGCTCGATGAGCCGGGTCAGCAGGGCGCGCGCGCGGGTGAGCGGCACGTCCTGAATGCCGTCGTCGGCAATGCAGGGCTCCAGTTCAGACGCCATGTCGAGAGTGTAAGTCATGACCATCCTTTCCATTCTGACCAATCTTTAAAGTAGTATGGCAGGGGAGGGCCGAACCTGCCAAGACGCCGCCCTTCAACCACGCACGACTGAGAGAAGACAACCCGTGGGAATCCGCTTGATCGTTGAGGTGCTCACCAGCGCACCCGAGGCCCTGACGCACCGGGAGAAGCTCCTCCTCGTCGTCCTGGCCGAGGACGCCAACGACGACACGCGGATCACGTGGAACAGCGTTGAGCGCCCCGAGGTACTGCACGGCGCGAAGCTCAGCCGCTCGCAGCTGTACGCCGTCCTGAAGTCGCTCGCCGCCAAGGGGGCGCTGGAGAAGCTGGCGGCCGGCCAGAAGAACGGCACCGCGAAGTACAAGATCCCGATGTTCGCAGTGCCTCAGTGTCCCGAAATCCCTGACACTGACACCCCGTCTCAGCGTCCCGGTTCCCCTGACACTGACACCTCTCAGCGTCCCGGATTCCGGGACGCTGACGAAAGCGCTCAGTGTCCCGAAAATGCGGACCCTGAACAGTCTCAGTGTCCCGGAATCCGGGACGTCAGTGTCCCGGAATCCGGGACCCCTACCCCTCTTTACCCCTCCTCTACTACCCCCTCAGCTAGCAAGCAGGAAGAGCCCGCCTCCGAGCGACTCGGCTACGGCATCCCCGAAGCCGCCCTTCCGCTCGTCGAAGGCATCACCGCAGCAGGCATCACCGTTCGCTGGCCCTTTAAGGGCGACCAGTGGTTTCCCGTCCTGGCGCTCATCACGAAGAGCGGTGTCCCCGCTCTCGTCGACTACGCAACCCGCGCCGCAGCCCGCACCAACATCGACTCCGCGAAGTACTTCATGCGCGGCTGGAGCGAACTGCCGCCGCTGCCCCGTCCCGGCACCGAGCGCCCCGCCCTGCGTGCTGTGGTCGGCGGCTGGCAGCCCTACACCAACCCGACCGATGTCTCCGCCTACTCGAACGGATTCTGATCATGGAACCCACAACCGTCGGCAGCCTCGGCCCGTCCGCGTTCGCCCGCATCATGGCCGGCGTCACCGAGAAGCAGCAGCAAGGCATTGGTCCCGGCCCGATCGACGACGCGCCCACCCCCGACGAGCCCGGCCACCCCGAGTACCACCGCCGCCACCGCGCCGAATGGGCCCTGAAGCGCTGGGAGACCGCGACACCGCCCCGCTACCGCCGCTCCGACGCCACGCTGCTGGACGTTCAGCGCTGGGCCGACGAGGTCGCAGCCGACCCCGAGACCGCCGGATCGCTGCTCCTCACCGGCACCACCGGCACCGGGAAGACGTACCAGGCATACGGCGCGCTCCGCCGTATCGCCGCCGCCGGCAGTACCCACCCGTACGAAGTCCGGGCGCTGACCGCAGCCGACATGTACGGGCTGCTCCGGCCCAACGGCTCCCAGCGCGGCGTCGAAGAGGAACTGCGGCGCCTCTGCCGCATCCCGCTCCTCCTCCTCGACGACCTCGGCAGCGCGAAGGCGTCCGAGTGGACCGAGGAGGTTACGTACCGGCTGATCAACGAGCGGTACAACGCCTGTCGCCCCTCGATCTACACCAGCAACCTCCCCGCCAAGTCCACCGACGGCCGCGACCTCACCGCCGCACTCGGCGAACGCATCGTGTCCCGCCTCTCCGAGGACACCCACGTCATCGCCATGACCGGCACCGACCGCCGCCGAGGAGGCCACGCCGCATGACGACCCCCGACCCGTTCCCGCCCGCCGCGCTCGCCGCGTTCGCCGCCGGCCTCGATGACTACCGCCTCACCACCCCCGCAGCCGAGCAAAACCCCCACGAAGCCGCGCGTCGTGCGGCCGAGTACCTCGTCACCTCCGGGTGGGCCGTCCACATCCCCCCGCGGAACCGCACCGGCACCCGTCGCCCCTGCCCGTCCTGCCACACCTTGCAACTGGTCAACCAGGACGGGCGGATACGTCGCCACGGCGACGCCGACCAGCCGTGCCCCGGCTCCGGCGCCCCCCACGTTCACGAGCCCGCCCGGTGACGTACCCGTCCTGCCGGGTGTGCGGGCGCCCACTCCGCTCGAAGAAGTGGGCGGCCCGCCGCATCGGCCCCGTCTGCGAACGCCGCACACGCGCCCACACAGCGCCCCGCACGCGCACACCCGCACCAGCCGCCACACCCGAGACCCACCCCGGACAGATCGAACTCCCACTGCCACCCATGCAGCACGAACTCACCTGGAGAACCTCATGACCAACTTCGCCGCCCAGCTGAACGCCCTCGTCACCCAGATCGCGGACGCCACGGAGTGCGAGTTCTGGGAGTGCCACCTCCTGCCCGACGGGGAGCACCACGAGAGCTGCCTCACCGCCGCCGAGGAGCCGAACACCACCCCGTGACGCTGGCCCACCTCGCCCCGCATGTCGCCCTCCTGGCCGCGCTCACCGTGCTGACGGTGCTGTGCCTCCGGGAGGGCTACCGGGGGCGGCACAACCCCGAGCAAGGAGAACCCCGATGACCATCACCGCCCGCCGGGCCACTCGCCGCGAGCGCCGCATCCTCGCCGCACTCCCCCCGGTCACCGTGCCCGCGCGCCCTGTGTCCAACGACCCGACGCGCGACCCGGACTGGTGCTGGACCTGCGGCCGCAAATGCGGATCACAACCCCACTGACCACCTCGCCAAGGAGCACGGCATGGACCGCATCTACATGAACCGCATCCCCGGCAGCGAACGCATCCACATCGAGATCGCCGACAACGAGGTGGCCGACCTGCTCGATGACCTGCCTGCCGAGAACCCCGAGTGGTTCGAGGCCACCAAGAAGCTGCGCGCGATTCTCGTCCAGGCGCACGCCGACTTCGGCCACGCCACGAAGGAGCCGACCCGATGACCGACCACCCCACCCGCGAGCAGCTGCTCCACCTCGCCGACCGGGCACGCCGCGGCGTCGCCCTCCCCGCGGAACACGACGCATTGCACCGCGGCATCACCGAGCAAGCTGCCCGCATTGCCACCCTTGAACTCG